GCAAGTGGTACTGTAACTGCCGTTAGCATTCCTGCTAACTGCATGGTACTTGCCGCTGGTGCAGTCATCACTGAAGCCTGTGCTGGTTCAACTGCTCACGTTGCTGACCTGTCAATCGGGTCTGCTGACATTGTGACAGCAATTAACCTGCAAGCTGGTTCAGTAGGTGACATCATCACAGAAGCCGCCGTGCCACAAGGTACGACTGCTGCCGACACTATTGACGTTGTTTCAACCGTCACTGGTACAGGTACTGCTGGTAAAGCACGTGTCTACGCACTCGTTGTAGACATGACCGCACCACGCACTGCTGATGAAGTAGACCGCGACACACTCGCCTAAATAACGTATTGGGGCAGCTTTCGGGTTGCCCCTTTACATCTTGTGATAATATTGGAGAAAACAAATGGCAATCACAACTGCTATGTGCAATAGCTTCAAAACAGAACTTTTAGGCGGTCTTCATGATTTGGACACGGACTCGCTTAAACTTGCTCTGATTAAAGCATCCCCTACTGGCACGTATAATGCCAGCACAACTAATTACTCTGACGTAACAGGTAACTCTGACGAAGCATCTGGCACTAACTATACTGCTGGTGGTCAGGTACTTGATGGTGCGTCAATCACTCTTGATGGTTCTACTGCTATTGTAGACTTTACTGATGAAGTATTCAGCAACGTAACAGTTTCTGCTGACGGTTGTATTATTTATAATACAGCTAACAGTAACTCTGCCATTGCTGTTATTGACTTTGGTGGTACTGTTTCTGCTACTGCTGGTGACTTGACAATTGAATTTCCTGCCGCTGACGCAAGCAACGCTGTAATTCGTATTGCGTAAGGAGTAGAACATGGCGTTCTACGATTCCTTTGATGCTCTTTATGGTACTGGTGCATACGGTTCTGCTAGATACGGAATTGTAGCACCTGAAGTTGCATTAACGGGAGTCAGTGCCACTGGTTCAGTTCAAACTGTTGCTATCAATGGATTTGAGATTGACATCAGTGAACGCTTAAACAGTGTAAGTGCTACGGGTAGTATTAACACAATTACTGTTAATATTATAGAAGCACTAAACAGTGTAAGTGCTACAGGTTCTATTGGAACAGTTGAACCAAAAGTAGATGAGGCACTAAACAGCGTATCGGCTACAGTATCTATTGGTACTATTCAGCCAAACGTAAGTGAACCTATTACTGGTGTAGTTGGAACACTTACACTTAACGGTGCAGGACTGGACATCAGGTCTATTAACCGTGTTCCTGTTGATGGTGTAAGTGGAACAACCACGCTAGGAACAATAGAAGCACAGACTACAGAAGCACTGAACAGTGTGAGTGCTATAGGTGCTGTAGGAAGTCTTACTGTTCATACTGCAGCAGGACTCACAGGTGTTGATGGAGAACTCAACCCCCTACGCCCATTCACTGCAAGTGGTGATGCACAGCTTTCTACAGCAGAGAAAAAGTTTGGCACTGCTAGTTTACTACTAGATGGAACAGGTGATTTTGTAACAACAAGTTACACTTCAAGTCTGTTAACAAGTTCAGAGTGGGGTGTAGATTTTTGGGTTTACTCTTCAACGCTAACAAGTCAAACTGCTCATCTTTGGGATGGACAAAACTCTAACTCTGGTTTTGCTTTACGTATTAGTAGTGGTACTTTACAAGTAATTAAAGATGGTGCTATAGCTAGGTCAGTTACTGGACAATTAAGTAACAATACTTGGCATCATATACGACTACAAAGAAGGTTTGCCTTTACCGAAGTATTTGTAGATGGATTCCTAAGAGGTCAGCAAGCAGGTGCAGGATACAATGCTCATACCTATGTAATTGGGGCTAAAGAAAATGGTTCCGAAGAATTTACAGGATACATAGATGAGTTTAGAGCATCTACACCAACAGGTCTTTCTGCTGCAAGTTTTACACCTGAAACAGAAGCATACTCTTTAGATGGAAGTACAGAAGCACTACTTCATTTTGATGGAACTAATGGTTCTACTACAATTACAAATGAAGCATCTAATGTAATTAATCTTACGGCAACTGGAACTGCCAATCAAACATTAACAGGTGTATCTGCTACAGGTTTTGTAAACACCGTTGAAGAAAAACCAACAGAAGCCTTATTAAGCGTAAGTGCTACAGGATTTGTAAATGGTAACTTTACGTTCTCAAACACACATTCGTTGTCTGGCGTACAAGGTACATTCTCTGTAGGAACACTAACAGTTACAGGCGTACAGTTTGACTTTGAGGCAGTCAAAACATTATACGACAGACGTAGAACAGCCTATGTAGAAAAACAACTGCCTCGCATTGTATATGTTGCAAAACAATCTACTGCCGCTGAAAGACGTGCGGCTGCATAAGGAAACAATAAATGTCATTTCGTTGGCCTGTAAAAGACCCTGATGAATCACTAGACTACAGCATGGACTGGTCACGTTTTCTTGACACTGCTACCATTTCGTCTGTAACATGGTTTGTCAAAACGCCAGAGATTGGCAAGACGCAGATTGATGCTGGTGAAACATTGACTACTGCTTCTGGTAGCACCGTGACTGACAGCATTCAAAATATTTCGCAAACAAATACAAACACTGTAGCCACAATTAATCTTGGTGGCGGTGTGCTAAATAGAGAATACTCATTCATTTGTCAGATTGTAGACAGCACAGGTAGCACTGCTGAACGCACTGTTAAACTTAACATAAGGCAGAAGTAATGGCATACAATTATCTTGGACTTGTAAATGAAGTAAATAGACGGTTGAATGAAACTGAACTTACGTCATCTAACTTTGCCAGTGCTTCAGGTTTTTATGCACACGCAAAAGATGCTATCAATGCTTCACTCCGTGATATTAACCAGACAGAATTTAACTGGCCTTTTAATCACGTTGAGCAAGAGGATGTCCTATCCGCTAACGTAACACGCTACGCTTTCCCACACGATGCTAAACTATTAGACTTTGACAGTTTCCGTATCAAGGAAGATAGCACACTTGGTAATGCTACCACACGACTTGGTATTATTACCTACGAAGAATATCTTGACAAGTATGTAGAACAAGAATATAATAGCACCAGTCGTCAAGGTGTACCGCAGTTGGTAGCACACGGTCCTGCACTTGAGTATATCCTAACACCAGAACCTGATGCTGCTTATACAGTAGTGTATGAATATTACCGTGTACCTGTAGACCTTGAACTGTATGATGACGTTCCTGCTGTACCAGAAAGATTTAAACACGTAGTTGTAGATGGTGCTATGCACTATGCATACTTGTTTCGTGGCAATTCGCAGGATGCATTGATTGCTAAAGAGAAATATCAAGAAGGCATTAAGAATATGCGTTCAATGCTGATTAACCGCACATACTATGTACGTTCATATATGATTCCACAGAACACTGGTGGAGGTGGACGCATGGGCTATGCGAGGTTGCCCATCTAATGGCTGATGCGTGGCAGACTTATCCTTTTGAATTTAAAGGTGGCTTGATTACAAACATATCTCCTTTTCAGCAGGGGATTCAAGCACCGGGTTCTGCACGTATTCTGCGAAACTTTGAACCTTCCATCTTTGGAGGTTACACACGAGTTGAAGGGTTTGAAAAGTTTGACACTAATACTGTAACAAATACAGGTGTCATTCGTGGAATACACAGATATGATGGTAAAGTGTTTGCTTGCCGTGGTAACGACTTGTTCTTCTCAACAGGTTCTGGTTGGACACAAGTAAGTGACAATGTTACATACAGCAGCGCAGGTGTTACGGTAGGTGGTGTTGGCAAGGTACGCTTTTTAAAGTATGACTTTGACGGCACAGAAAAATTAATGATGGTGGATGGCACTGGTAAGCCATTCAGATTTGACGGCACTACATTTGAACAACTAACATCACTGTCTGCTGATACATCTGGTTCAAGTTTTGTTGTGAACTTTAAAAACCACATCGTTCTTGGCAATGGTAAAAAGATAATTTTTTCTGCTCCATACGAAGATGATGACTTTACAATTGCTAACGGTGGTGGTATAATTAATGTTGCAGATACGATTACAGGACTGATTGTTTTCCGTGAACAACTGATTATCTTCAGTGAAAGCAGCATTAATGTAATCAACGGTAACAGTGTAGCAGACTTTACAATGCAACCAGTTTCTCGTGACTTGGGTTGTGTGGCTACAGATACCATTCAGGAAATTGGCGGCGACATTATATTCCTTGGTCCAGACGGACTGCGCCTCTTTTCTGCAACAGACCGCATCGGTGACTTTAGCCTTGCTGCTGTATCAAAGACCATTCAGGTTGAGATACTTGACTTGATTACAAGTAGTCCGGGCGGTTTTAGTAGTACAGTAATTCGTGAGAAAAGTCAGTATCGGCTGTTTGGATATAACACAAGTTATACAAACGATGCGGCAAAAGGAATTGGTGCTACACAATTACAAGAAGGTATTGCATTTAACGACTTTCGTGGTATCAATGCCTATGTAACATACAGTGAATATGACGGTTTTGCAGAACGTATCTATTTTGGTAATGCAGATGGATATGTTTATCAGATGGAGCAAGGTAACTCATTTGATGGAACAGACATTCCTGCAACTTTTGCCACGCCATTTGTTCCGCTAGGTGACCCCAATGTGCGGAAGACAATATACAAAGGAACTACGTATTTGGATGTAAATGGTGACTTTGACCTTGAGTATTCTCTCAAGTTTGATTTTGACCAGCCCGGAAGTATACAGCCAGATTCAGTATTGTCAAGTGATGCAGCCGCATCTATTACATACGGTTCTGGTATTTATGGTACATCGTTGTTTGGGGTTAAACAAAAAGCAATCTATGAAGTACAAACAATAGGTTCAGGTTTTACAGTGTCTATCTTATTTGAAACAACGGGTACTAATACTGACGCTGTATTTACCATTGACGCTGCTACGTTGCAGTATACTACTAATGCTAGGAGATAAGTATGGGTACAGGTTACACTCGTAATGATACCGCCAACAATATCGCAGACGGGAACGTAATCAACGCCTCTGACCTTGATGGCGAGTTTGATGCAATTCAGGCGGCGTTTAACGCAACAACAGGTCACAGTCACGATGGCACAACAGGTGAAGGTCCGCAAATTGGCACAGGCGGTATTGCTAATTTAGCGGTAACAACTGGTAAAATTGCCAATGACGCTGTGACACTTGGAACAAAAACATCAGGCAACTATGTCGCTACTGGTGCAGTAAGCGGTGTAGGTTTATCTGGTTCAGCTAGTGCTGAAGGCGCAACATTTACAGTCACATCTAATGCCACCTCTGCAAACACGGCAAGCACAATTGTTGCCCGTGATGCAAGTGGCAATTTTTCTGCAGGTACTATTACAGCATCACTTTCAGGTAATGCTACAACTGCTACCACAGCTAGTGGTGTAACGGCAAACTCTGTTGCTCTTGGTACGGATACAACAGGAAACTATGTAGGCACTATTACAGGTGGAACTGGTATTGATTCTACTGGTGCTACATCTGGTGAAGGTGTTGCACACACACTTAACCTTGACTTAAATGAACTTCCGACATCCACTGCTAACACTGACGGTGATTATTTTGTTGTAGTTGATAGTGCAGACGGTTCTCAACACAAGTTGACAAAGGCTAATATTGCCTTGTCTGGCATGAATAACGATGCTGGGTGGACATCTAATGTAGGGGACATCACTGGCGTTACTGCTGGCACAAACCTTACAGGTGGCGGCACTAGTGGCACTGTAACAATTAACATGGCTACTGGTGGTGCTGGTGCTGGAACATATGGTTCTACTTCTAATAACACTAAAATAGATACAATCACACTTGACGCATACGGGCGTGTAACTGCTATTGCTACTGGTGGCACTGGTGATATCGATGGTGTTACTGCTGGTACATCAATTACTGGTGGCGGTACTAGCGGTACAGTTACAATTAACCACGCTGACACGTCTACTCTTTCGGGTGTGTATGGTTCTACTGATGATGGAACAAAGATTGACACAATTACTGTTGATGGTCTTGGTCACGTTACGGCAATCTCTACTGGCGCAACGATGGACCGTTGGATTCTTGAAGATGGTGATGGAACAGAAGTAGTAATTACAAACGATAAAGAAGTTAAGTTTGTTGAAGGTGGCGGTGTTGACATTAACTGGACAGACACTTCTACAGGTTCAGATGCTGACCCATATGACTTGACGTTTACAATTAACACAGGCGTAACGGCAGGAACTGGTTTGAGTGGTGGTGGTACGTTAAACGCTACAAGAACAATCAACATTGCCAATACTGGTGTATCAGCAAGCACTTACGGTAGTGCTACAGCCATTCCAATTCTGACAGTCAACGCACAGGGTCAGATTACTAGTGCATCTACAGCATCTGTTCAGGGCGGTGCTGGCTATTTCTTGGGTGAGAATGGTGCGACAGGTGACACAACAAATGGTAAGGGCGACATCTTCCGTGTCCACGAAGACACATTGAACACCAACGTAACAATCGCATCAGGTAACAACGCCCTGTGTGCAGGACCATTGACTATTGCTACTGGTGTCACTTTGACCGTTAATGGCAATCTGTCCATTGTATAAGGAGTAGGAGATGACACTAAAAGTAGATGAAATTCAGAACACAAGCGGCGGTCCAGTCACGCTGACACAGCAAAGTGCGGCGAAAAATTGGATAAATCTAAAAGGCACATCGACAATTTCCAGCCGAGCATCCCTGAACGTAAGCAGTATTTCGGATATTGGCACTGGCACATATCAGGTGAATATGTCCTCGTCTATGTCTGACAACGCCTACATTTTTACAGGCGTCTCTCAAAACTATTCGGATACAACGGCACGAGGTCACGGCGGGTGGCATCCTTACCCCTACACGACTTTGACGACTTCAGCGTATGTAACAAAAACAATCTACGGCACCTACAACGCTGGTGATGCAACGGTCTGATAC